TCAGAAAAAGCTTCCCCGAATGTGCTGGGCTCACGACTGGAGCAAACCAATCGGCAAGACACTCGAGGCGTATGAGACAGCCGAGGGCCTGGTGGTCAAGGCCAAGCTCAATCTCGAGACGCAAGCAGGAAAAGAAGCTTACTCAAATTTGAAATTCATGCCGCTGGACTTCTCTATCGGCTACTCGGTCGTCAAGGATTCATTCGACGAGAAGGGCGTGCGCAATCTCGTGGAGCTCTCTTGCCATGAATTTTCGCCAGTACTCGTGGGGATGAACCCGAACACACAGCTTTTATCAATCAAATCAAATGAGGTGCGTATGCAGGTAGATGAGGTGACGAGGGCGAATCGCCCGAACTTTGGTGGCAACCCGGATCCAAAGGGAGAGCATGGCGGCAGCAATTACGGGAACGTATTCGACTTCCCGCGCAAAGGTGTCGGGCAGCAGTTCATTGAATCGAAACAGTATCAGGATTTTCTGCGTGGCAGATGTCACGGTGAGTCCGATGCGGTGACGATTGATGTCTCCGTCAAGACGCTGATGACGACCACAACGGGTTGGCCAGTCGAGAACACGCGCACCAGCCTGGTTGTGCCATATCCCACGAGGCCGATTCAGCTGGTCGACATCCTTCCAACGATTCAGACTCGGCAAAATGCATTCGTCTATATGTCTGAAACCCTATATGACAACACGGCAACGGAGGTCGCCGAGGGAAATTTGAAGCCTGAAGCAGCGCTCGCGCTTGAGCAGGTGACAATGCCGATCAGGAAGGTCGCCGTTCACGTGCCAGTGACGGACGAACAACTCGAGGATGTGCCCGAAATTCAAACGTACATCGAGAACCGACTTTCGCTGATGGCGCGACAAAGAGTGGATTCTCAATTGCTGGTAGGCACAGGCACGACGCCCGAAATTCAGGGGCTTCTGACTTTGCCTGGCGTGCAGTCTTATCCGAAAGGCGCCGGCGAACCGATACCTGACGCGGTCTATTACGCCAAAACAATGGCTGAAACAATCGGCCAGGCATTCCCTAACTATGTGCTGCTGAATCCCCTCGATTTCGCCAAGGTCAGGCTCTTGAGAACAAGTGACGGAATGTACATCTGGGGGAATCCGTCAGAAAAAGGCCCGGAAACAATGTGGGACATACCTGTCATAAAATGTCAGGCGCTGCCACAAGGTGTCGGAATCGTGGGCGATTTCGCGAACTACAGCCTTCTCGTAGAACGCAAGGGCCTGTCAATAAAAGTAGGCTACAGCGGGACTCAGTTCATTGAAAATACTCGCACCGTGCTCGCAGAGTTGCGTATCGCGGCAGTGTGGACGAGACCTCAGGCATTTTGCCTCGTAACTAATCTCTGATGCCGGCATCATCGCAGAACACCGACGCACCAGATCTTCGTGGTCGAATCCTCCATGCACTGCGGCTCCAGCCTATGAGTATCGAGGAACTCTCGAGATCACTCATTGTCGAGCGCGACCAGGTTGGCGCGCTCGTAGATGAGCTCAAGTATCAGCGCCGGATATATGAGTTCTATCGCGACCACGAAGGATGCCTTTATGCGCTCACCTTTAAACGTGAATGGACGGACCACACCGACATCATCACGAGATGCGACTTCGCTCACAGATATGAGGGAAACTGATGGCCACTCGAAAAAGCAATTACAAGTCAGTCTTGAAGAAGGTTGAGCGCGAGACAAAGGGGCGGCTTGATAAGGCGCTTCAGGCAACTGCGGTTGAAGCGATCAATCGACTGGTGGATCGCACTCCAGTAGATACAGGCGCAGCGAAGTTCCATTGGTTTGTAAGGCTGGTGCCTGATGAGCTCTTCGAAGAGGAACACACTGATCCGAGCGGCGCGCAGCCAAAGGCACGCGCAAAGCGCGATGTGAAACTGTTTCGAATCGGACAGACAGTGTGGCTTGTGAACTCGGCGCCATACTTCAAGTATCTCGAGACCGGGTCATCGCAGCAGGCGCCGCAGGGCGTGGTTGCAATCACGCTTGCAGAGATGGGGCTGCTCTGGAAGCAAAAGATCAAGGCGGCATTCAGCCGCGATCCGAGGCAATCGTGAAATGGCTGATATAGCACTCGTCACACTCGAGCTTGATTCGACAGGCGTGGTGAGCGGTGAGAAGAAAGCAACTGCATCACTGCGCCTGGTGGAATCTCAGATGCAGCGCACTGAGAAGCAGGCGCAGCAGCTCAATACAAGTCTCAATACAAACGTCAGGAAGAGTGGTGAGGCGTTCAAAGGCCTCAGTGACAGCGCACATCGTGCTGGCGTGGATTTGCAGGCGCTTGGCGGCCCGATTGGAAATGTTGCGGGGCAATTGACGGGCGCCGTTGCGCAGGTGCAGGACTTCACGGCCTCGCTTGGGCTTATCGGTGGAATCGCAGCGGGAGCTATTGCAGGCGTCACGGCTCTTGCCAGTGCATTTGTGAGATTGACACTCGAGGGGGTCGCAGTCAGCGATCAGCTGGGTGACATTGCCGAATCTACTGGCCTCACGATTGATCAGGTGCAGCGGCTTGGGGCAGCAGCCAAACTCTCCGGTGAAGATGTAGGTTTGATTGAGCGCGCATTTCGTACTTTTGAAGGTGCCGTGGCCGAAGCGCAAGACCCGGCTTCTAAAGCTGCGGCTAATTTTCGTGCGCTTGGAATTGATGCAAAGGCAGCGGGCAAGGATACAGGCGCGGCGTTTATAGATGCGGTAGCTAACCTGAAGGCATATAGAAGCACTACTGAAGGAGCGGCAGCGAGCACTGAATTACTCGGACGAGGTGTAGGCGCCCTGATAAGAAGTTCGGGCAACTTAACCGAGATTCTAAAAGCCAACAGGACCCAGCTCGAGGCTGCAGGGGTAATTGCCACGCTTGAAGCGGTTGAGGCAGGACAGCGCCTTGATACGCAAATCAATAACCTCAGCAATTCGTGGACAGTATTCACTCAGAATCTAGCTGCATCATCTACCGGCGGATTTATGACCGCTGCGGTTGATGATCTCAATTCAAGGCTCAGAGAGAGCGAAGGATTATTGGACGGAATTGTCAGGTTGCTTGGCTTTGTGTCTACCAGCAATGTGAGCCAATTAATCCTGAATGCGGGGGCAGCAGAAGCAGCACGAGCGCGAGGTTCGCGACCACAGTCTTTCTTTGACGAGTGGCGCGGTGGGCAACAGACTGCCACTGCTGCTGCTGCAGCTGCGCCGCGACCACCGGGTCGCCCTGGTGGGGGGCGGTCCGCCGCACAGGATGATGCCCTACGCGCTGAGGAACAATTTCAACGCGAGCGGTTAAGGCTCGCGCAGGACTTTGGTGCTGTGAATGCCCGCTTTTGGGAGCAGCAGCTTGATGAGATGAACGCAAACTCAAAAGCGCTGATTAAAGCAATTGTGGATGCACCTGCTGCAGCTGCTCTCCAGCGAATCGCGGAGCTGCAGCAACAGATAAGTGGCGGGGGGTTGCAGGGCGACATTGAGACGATTACCGCAGAACAAGCGGGGCTGACTAGCGGGGTTACAGATCGGCGCATATTACGCACAGAAGAACAAGCGCGGCTCGATGAGCAGTTCTCGGTGATCTTCGATGACATGCTCGTCAGCATCCTGACCGCACAGAAAACACTGGGCGGCGCATTCGCGGGGCTTGCGTTCGGCATCGTTGATACCTTCGCAGTTGAGTTCACCAAGGAACTGCGCAGGTCATTCATAGATCCAATCATTCGCGATCTGACTGACATGCTGCAAAGCGCAGTCAAGGACATATTCGGGGGCTTGAGTGCGGGCGGGCTGAAGGGCGTATTCGGCGGCATCGCGAAGGGGATTGGAACTATCTTCGGGGGATTCTTTGGTGCGGGAGGGACCCTGGGCGCGAATAAGTTTGGCGTGGTTGGAGAACGTGGCGCTGAATTGATCTACAGCGGCGCCTCACCATTGCACGTTGCGCCAATGGCAACGAATACGAGCGGCATGAACTTCACGCTGGTGCAGAATATTCACGCACCAGACGGATCGGTGAGTAAGCGCACGCAGGACCAGATGGCTGACAGTATGCTCAGAGCTGTTGAGCGAGCCAACCGCAACCGCGGCGCAAGGTAATTTCGATTTATTTCCGCAGACGGAGTGCTAGAAGCTTCAACCGCCGGGAGCAGGCAAGCTAACCCGGCGGTTGTTTTTTGCGATACACTGCTACTGCTAGATAAGTTTTTAGGAACTCTCAAACCGCCGGGGAAAAAGTGATCAAGCACTCCCGGCGGTTGTTTTGTTTGAAATGTGAATACCGTGGCCAGGGGTCGCTTCGAAAAATTCAGCCACGGCCTTGTATGCGCAAATGGGCATGCCTACCGGCTCTCGTCGTCATCGTCCGGGCCACAGCATTCCATTGCCGAGATCAGCATGCTCGGCACGATTGCGCGTGTCCTCGCAGGATCCGCATGTATCTGCAGATGGTTTGTAAGCTCGACTACCGTATCGCAGACTGCGTCAGCCAGGATCGAGTCTATCTCTGCGGGCAGCCGGTCACGATACTCTTCGATGGTGGCGAATGCATCAGCAAGTCTGGCGGCTATTTCAGGTGTGGTCATGCCGTGCCTCCTTCCGCTCCGCGAATCTGCTGCGCGCGAGCTGGCGTGTCATCAGGGTTGTCTTCCGGATCGCCTTTCTTAACGTCTTCAAGGAAGCTCTCGATCGTCTTGATATATTCTTCCGTGAACTCGAAGGCAGCGAGCACTGCCGCTGATGCAGCCGCATGCCGCGCGGCCAGATCCTTCTTGATGAACTCAGGATCATTAGCGGGCACCATGGGAGTGTTGTCCCCGTAATCGTAGGGAGCGATGCCGAGGATCAGCTTAATCAGGAGCGGCGCTCTGAAAAACTTGTCGTCTGACTCTTCCATCCAGTCGAAGAGCTCAAAGATGATGTTGTGAGCTTCCTCGCGCGTCAGAGGTGTGACCGAGAACGGGAACAAGTGATCCATCAATTTCACCTGGGCAGGTGGCTCGGGTTGCTTCGCCTTTGCGGCTTTTGCCATCGCGTCTCCTTTTCGAAAAGTGAAGGAGTTAATAACGCGTGAGGAGTTTCGTTGATGCGGGGGGTGGGGATTCTACGACAGGCTGCCAGGTTACGCAGGACTTTTTTTCAACATGCCCAGGTTCATCGAATTTACTAAACCAATGGTACGCTCCAGCGCTTCCAGGTCAGACTCGAGGCTGGCTAATGTTTTGCGCGCCTCTTTTACCGCTGCCTCTTTTTCCTTCTTCAATGCAGATAAGCGTCTGTACGTTTCTTCGTTTTGAGAACGCTTTATACTGAAATCATTAAGTTCGGTGAGCTTGCGTTTCTTTAAGGCTTCCAGATCGGCGGGATCGTAGAAGGATGTAGTGCTGCCACCAGCATCGCGGTAACTGACCTTCAGTCTGCCAGCTGCGACGTAGCGGTTGATTGCTCGTGTCGAGACTCCCAAAAATGCGGCAGCCTCACGCTTGTTAAGCAGGTTGCTTGCAGGTTGCCTTTGCAGCCTGTTCATCATGTCATCAATCCTTGATTCGCTCATTTCTGTCATGTCCACCTCGTCGAGTTTTAAGCGTTCTGATGTTGTTCGCTTCAATCCTGCGACTTGTTATACAAACTTCGGCCGAGTCCGAAAAGAGCTGCGCACCTTTTCAGACACATTGCACTCGCATTCGAAACGGGATCTCCGTAGCCCTTACTCGAGACATCCTCGACGCCAGTGGCCTCGCGCACGAATGTTCCGTCGCTGGCTGTGATCGTCAATCGCCCGTGAACACAGACCATTCCGCTGATCTCGCTCACTGAGAGAATTGACCATTGCCAACCGGGGGCAAAATGATCGAGGTAATTACAAGCGCAAGTCCAGGTGATGTAGCTCAAGGATGCGCCACCTTGCTTACGTGTGAGGATGTGCCGCGGTGCTATCGGCTTCGAGAGATCTGCAGTGATCTCAGCAATGGTGCGCCGGCCCTCCTGTGAGGGCGCGGCGTGTTGTTCGATGTCGTGAATCCTCGTGAATCCTCGTGAATCGTCGTGTTTGAGTACGGTACTCATGCTGCTACTCCTATGAGGTCGGTGCATCGCCATTTCAGCCCGAGTTGAAATCGCTGTCTGCAGATTGCTTCGAACGCTGCGACGGACTGCGGCGGCTCTGCGAGAGGCACCCTGTAAGGCTTGGTGCTGTTGTAACGCTTGATGATCTCGCCATTCTCCCAGCTGATAACGAACGTTGACTTCGAATCGTAACTTCTGAATCTCAAAGCGAGTGTCATGACTTCACCTCCTGGCGATCGAGCGCAGCCCTGAAGCGATCGACGGCCCTGTAATATTCCATGGTGCCTACATCGCCGCGTGGCTGGTAAGCGTCAATCCATTTGCCGAGGCCCATACGCTCGGCGCGCTGTGCAATGCGCTGAAATTCCCATTTCGCTTTCGAGACGTTTGGCATTCCGTGCGGATGCATTTTCATGAGGCTCATATCGCCACCTCCTGATCACGGTACATGGCACTCATCTCAGCGACGATCGCAGCCTCGCGACGGGTGAGCTGGTCGAGGCCCTGATAGTGGAGGTCGATCGTTCGCTGAATCGTCTCACGCTCACGCTTGAGGGCAACGCGGCGAGCTTCGTTCTCGTCCTCGAGCTCGGCGATGCGCTCCTCAGCGCGGTTGGCCTCTTCGAAGAAGCCTTTCATCATCCATTCGAGCAGCACGCGATCGGTGGGAACGCCGGTGAAGTCGCTGAGTTCGTTATTGAGCAGGCGACGGATCGCAACAGCTTTGCGGTTTGCCATGTGTACGCTGTCTGAGAGCTGGCCGATCTCGGCCTCGCGCTCCAGGTCGGGTGAGAGCTGGCGGGGTTCGTAGTCTTCGTAATCAGGGATGCGCTGTGATATACATTCCATTGCCGAATATCCTTTCCTGTAGAGGGAAGCGGGTTTTTGGTTTAGAGAGCCTCGAGCGTTCACGCGCTCGGGGCTCTCGTCGTTTCAGCCGCATTGACTGACAAAAGAGAGTATACATACCTATGCAGAAAATAGCAAGTATTCTTTTGCATACTAGTGTAAGAAACTTATTGCCTTTTCTTACATAGGCGTGTATCTTCAGGTCATGAGCAGAAAAGGTTCCGGAGCGATGACGGCGAAGCAGTTCGCCGCGAAGATGGGAGTTCACTACCGGACTGCGCTCAACTGGCTCGAGGCGGGGCTGATCCCTGGCGCTGAGAGAAAGACATCCTTGATTGGGGAGTATTGGGAAGTCCCGGAATCGGCTCTCAAGATGGAACGGCCAAAGACAGGACCGAAGCCGCGAAAGGCAGGAACGAAGTGAAGCATCCACGGCGCAGCGGCCAGGTAATTACTCGAGGCGAACGCAAGCACCTGGTGCGCATCTATCTCGGTCGCGATGGGGACGGCGGCCGGCACTACTTCAACCATACCGTTCACGGATCGAAGAGGGATGCTGAGCAGTATCTGAGAGAAGCGCTGACCAGAAAGGATCTCGGGCTGCCGCTTGAGTTCTCCTACGATACGCTCGCCGCATTCCTCAAGCGCTGGCTCGATGGCGCTGCAGCTCAGCGGCTGCGGCCGCACAGTCTCAACCTGTACAGGGAGACAATCGACAGGTACATCATTCCGAAGATTGGTAACAGGCAGCTCTCACTCATCGGACCTGGCGATCTGCAGGACTTCTGTCACTGGCTCGTTTCGAAGGTAGGCCTGGGACCGAGAACAGTGCGCACTGTCTTCACCATTCTCTCAGGCGCGTTCAGCCAGGCAACGAAATGGAACTACATCAGAAAGAATCCGGTCGCGGATGTGCAGCTGCCACAGATTAGACGAAGAGAGATGCTTGCCATGAGCGGTGAGGAAGCCGGCCGCTTCCTCGAGGCAGCAATCCTTGATCCGTACTATGTGTTCTTTGCGTTTCTGCTCGAGACAGGGTCGAGGCCATCAGAAGCGCTCGGGCTGAAGTGGGCTGATGTTGATCGCGTCGCGTCAACTGTCACCATCCAGCGGGGCCTCCACTGGTCGCGTGATCGCACCGCGTGGCACTTGTCACCGCCAAAGACTCCCAAGAGCGTGCGCACGATACCGCTCAGACCTACCGGGATGCTGCTCCTGGCTGAATGCCGGCGTGTGCAGAATGCCGAACGGCTCAAGGCAGAGGAATGGAAGAACCACGGATTCGTGTTTACGCAACCGGATGGCAGGCCGCTCAGTCCGCAGGTTGTCCGATTGCATTTCAAGCGTGCGCTCAAGGCAGCGGGACTGAAGGCAGAGTACCGGCTGTATGATCTCAGGCACTCGATGGCGACGTTGCTCGCTGGTAGCGGAATCAATCCAAAGGTGGTGGCTGAACGGCTCGGACATTCGAACATCAACACGACGCTCGAGGTCTACACGCACGTCACGCCAGGCATGCAGAGAGAGGCCTCCGAGCTGCTCGAAAAGGTGCTTTACGGGGAGACAGGCACACCATAGGCGCACAATGAAGGAACGGACCGCCTAGAGGCGGTCTATATGTCATTGAAACATAAATACTTAACGTTATGACGGTTGGAATAGTGGTGCAACAAATAGTTTTGTTAAAGCGTGGTTACGCGTTCTTTCGCGCAGTCTCGTATCAGTTCCAATTTGTGCACTTATGCCAGCCTCGAAACTCAGTTAAGTGCTGGGTTGTTTCGTATTGTTTCGTATTGTTGGCACATCGTTGGCACACATGTCTTTTGTTCTTGACAGTAAAAAGAGACAGGCGTAGTTTCGGCACACATTCGGTCGTGCATTCGGTTTTCTCACGGATCATTCAAAAGTTCGCCCTGATTTGCGGGGAGGAGTGTTTTCATGAGACGACTGGTCGCGGTCGATACAATTGCCGAGCTGCTCAGCCTGCCCATAGCAACCGTTTACGACTTAGCAAGACGCGGAGATCTTCCATCGGTGCGCCTTGCTCGGAAGATTCTCAGATTTGATCTTGATGAAATCGAAGCGGTGATTGATTCGCGCCGGAATCGTCCAGCTCCAGTGTCACGCGCTCGCAAAGCACGAGCAGCTTAGGGAGGCGTGTCATGAAAAGACGAAAGCCTGGCTCCGCTACTACGGAGCCAGGCTCCCGATTTACTTGCAGACTCTAACAGGTGATGCGGTGGATACTAGCCTAAGTTTCGAAAAGTCGCAAACTCCCGATTTCATCCTGGCACTGCGCGGCCGCTGGTTTGATCTGGCCTGCTTGATTGTCGAGCAGCTCGAGGATCACCGCTCGCCTGGCGATGCCGCCCTTTTCCTGAAGGAATTTGACGCGATAGCGCAGTCTCTCGAAACGGTCACGGTGCAGGTGCGCCGGCGCACGATGAGGGCTGCTTGATGTCATCGACCAATGGGGCACAGCCTGAAATGGACGTTGAGCGCGCGCAATCGCTTCCAGTCGAACGAGCGGTGCTTGGCGGAATCATCAAGCAGGAGCTGAGCCCGCCATTTCATGGCGTCTTGCGTGATGACTTCATAAGGAAGACGTGTAACTACGATCTGTTCGTGTTGATGGAAGGCATGCCGGTTGTTACAGGGCCTCTTCTTCACGATGCCATCAGCCAGGCCGGGCTAGTCAATCGCCTCATGCGTGAAGCCACGGAATGCCTGGATGATGCGCCAAGAACCGAGAGTGCGCTTCTTGCGGAGATTGCAACACTGAAACGCTGGGCGCGACGTCGTGAGTATCAGAACAAGGCAAATCTCATCATAGAGCTGGCTGCTGCTGGCGACGATCGCGAGATACTCAAGCTATGTGAATACCTCGTCGAAGAGCTTCAGAACCCATCTTCAGAAGATACCGAGCCGCTGATTACTGATGTTTGTGTTGAAGGTGTGGAACAGAAGCCTATTGAGTGGCTGTGGCATGGCCGCATGCCGCGTGGCGCTTTGACGATATATGAAGGGATCGAGGGTGAAGGCAAGTCGATGCTGCTCTGTGAAGTCGCTGCGCGAGTCACACGAGGGCAGGCGCTGCCAGGTGACAGACCGAGAGAGCCAGGCTCAGTGCTTTGGTTTGCAGCTGAGGATGATATAGCGCGTGTGCTCAAGCCACGGCTTATGGCAGCTGGCGCTGACAACCGGATGATATGGGCGGTCAGTGATCCGATACCTTTTGACAGGTTCGGGATTGATGCTCTTCGAGAACGGATCGAAGAGCGACAGCCCACGCTTGTGGTGATTGATCCGATCTTTGCTTTCACGCCAGGGGATGCAACCAAAGGCGCAGAGTCGCGGCGAATCACGAACCAGCTGAAACTGGTAGCCGAAGAGTTCAACCTGGCAATGGCGCTCGTAAGGCACGTTGGCAAGGCTAAGGGATTTGGCGATCCACGCGCAGCCGGGCTCTATTCGATTGAGTGGCGCGCTGCAGCTCGCAGTGTGCTCCTGGCTGGAAGCGATCCTGACGAGCCTGAAGTGCGTGCGCTCACGCAGACCAAGACCAATTACGGGAAGCTGGCCGAGCCGATTGGCTACAAGATTCTGAGCGACGATACCTCGCCCTCTGGAGCTCGCTTCGTCTGGCAGAAATTCACCTCGCTTACAGCTCGAAGAATCCTGGCTGCCATCGGGGATGATGACGAGCGATCCGAACGCCAGCAGGCGGAGGACTTCCTGAAAGAAATTCTCGCGAATGGACGCATGCCGGCAAAGCAGGTGCGACATGAGGCAAATCAGGCCGGAGTCGCTGAGCGGACCCTGAAACGAGCCAAGGCGTCACTCGGTGTTGTTTCCGTGCATGAGGGTGGCCAGTTCAAGGGTGGGGACCAGGTCTGGTACTGGGTCTTGCCTGAAGGGGGCCAACCTTCTCAAGAGGGCCCTGAAGAGGGCCATACTGTAGAAATTGGCCCCCTTGAGCAAAATAGTACCAATAAAACAACTTATGACAGGGACTTAACTGAAGAGGGCCAAGTTTTAGCATATGGCACCCTTCAGCAAGAGGTTGGCCCCCTTGGCCCCCTTGAGGCGGATGAGCTGAGCTGGGAGGCGAGCAACGAGGCGAACGAATGAAAGATTAGAGAGGTTCACTTGAACGAAAAGATTATCGAAAAACTCCAGAAGCTGATGGCGCACGAGAAGTCGGCGCGGGAGATCGGATCTGCGGCTGAGGCGGACGCATTCGCGGCGAAGGTCAGCGAGCTGCTGCTGGAGCACAAGCTCTCGATGAGTGAGGTTGAGATAGCGAATGTCGACCAGGACGATCCGATCGTTGACGAGTCATTCTGGCCGCATGAACACGGCGCTAACTTCACCCTCCGTCACGTCAGCTGGCAGCTGCATATCGCCGTCCACGTCAGCAAGCTCAATTTCTGCGAGATCATGTCTCACTGGCGCTCAAACGGCATCAGCATTGTCGGAAGAAAGCAGGACGTGGCTGTCACGAAAGCTCTGCTCGGCTGGCTGATCGAGAAAGCGATGCGCGAATCGCCGCGCAGGGACAGGCGCGACTGGCTCGCCGGTTATACGCGTGCGCTCATAAACCGATGCACCGAGATGTTGATAGCGAGGCATGCAGCGGAAGATGCAGCCGAGCCGAACGCTGTTTACGCTTTGATCAGGACTGACCAGCTGGCCATCCAGGAGGTGATTGACAAGCAGGCAGGCCCGAGGACGAAGCTCGGAGCGAATTATGCGTATATCAATTCCTCCCGCGAGGCTTTCGATGCTGGCCACAGTACCGGCTCGAACGTTTCACTCAGCGGAGACGGACTCGAGGCGAAGCCGCCAAAGGAGCTGACGACATGACTGACCCGTTACGGAGAGATTTCTGGCAGCCGACTGAGATTGAACCAAACGTGTTTCTCGAAAGTCTGCGCGAGTGCGTCATGGATGGACCTGAGCCAGCCAGGCACAGCCCAAAATGGCGGTTCAGACTGGCTCCTGACCTGGCTATCGAAATCCAGCCGAAGGATAGCTCGCGTCTGCTCTTCCAGGGGCTTGCGCTCCTGGGTGATGGCATTACGGTCGAGACCTTCAAAGAACCAAAGAAATCCCGAAGGGGACTAACGTCTGAGATGTCCTTCCACATCCTCAAAACTGAAGACCAACGATGGGCGCTTAAGCCGCAAGGTAGGGTCTACAGAACCGCGGGCAGTCTGAAAGAACGAGTGATCGACTGTCTGGAAAACTTAACGTTCAAGGATCGTGCTGTCCTGCTTTCGTTTCACTGTCTGATTTGCGGTAAGGGGCTGACTGACCCTGTGTCGCGAGCTCGTCTTATCGGACCTGAATGCGCCGGCAGAGCAAGTATCGTCGTGCCATTGCACCTCATACCAGTTGACACTCCAAGCTCCGAGAATGGAATTGTTCGAAACGACAAGAAGCAAGCGGATGATCTGGATGAAATGATTGGTTGCGCGCTCGAGCTGATCTACGAGGATCTTGAGCTCTTTGAGAAGGCATATCAGGAATTTCGCGCCGGAGAGCAGACACAGGAGGCTTTTATGAAAACGCTAACAGAGTTCTCTGACTCCTACGCTTACGAAATTTCTGAATATCTTGACAAGTCCAAGGCGCTCGATGACGGGCTCGAGGACGCGGCTGTAAGCCTGACAGATCCGGTGCCCGTCAACATCGAAGAGAAAAGCGAACCACACGCTATGCCGAGCTCCAAAGAGAAAAGCAAATCACCAACCAGGGCGATTCCCTGCCAGGAAACATTGTTTTAGCAGGCAATCTTCGAAGCGAAAGGAGAAGCAGATGAGAAGAGAAGTGTCCGAGAGAAAGTTTGACATGTGGGCTGGCAGGGCCCTGGTCGAGGAGAGTGACAAGCTCAGAAAACTTGGAGAGAGGGTGGCTGCTGGTGAATCTGTAAGCACAGAAGAGATAGAAGAGCTGGAGAAGATCAGCGTGCTGGTTCACCGTCTCTGCGTAACTCTTCTTAGGGAGGAAGACGATGAGGAAGACGAAGAACTCGTTGGGACCAGGCGTTATTCCCCGTTTCTCATCAGGTCCAGCGATGAGGCGAACAAATGAAGGATTGGCTAAGAATTGTTTTGCCGGTAGTTCCTGACGGATTCGGAGGCCGCCTTGAGGTTAACTCGAATAGTCCGCTCTCGCACCATAAGGCGGTTGAGGCTTTAGGCCGCTATTTTCGCCAGGAGTTTCATTATGACTCTCCGCCCTATTTCGCTGGTGAAGCTCGTTTAGATTCGCCTGATAAGCGGCGATCCTTCCTATGGTGTCACCCGAAACCTGGAAGCATTAAGTTTCGAGCTATTGGAGCGTGTTCGTTCGAGGTGATTAAACAGAATAGTGGGACGACTGGCTGGGCGCTCACCTGGGCCTGGTTTCATCCATTCCAGCGCCATTGCGGCTCTCTCTCTCACTCGTGGGACTTCTTTCTCGAGGAGTTTGGAGAGTTTCATTGTGTCCGGCCGCTCTCAGCTGACATGGAACGATTTCTTTCAACCAGAGAACCTGATTTTGTACGTAAGCAATTCCAGCTGTTTAGAGAAAAGCTCAGACTGGAGAGGTACTGCAAAAAGGTAGCGGACGCATGGGCAGAGGAAGGATGGAATGCGGAGATGCAAAAAGAAGAGGAGGCCTTGAATCGCAATGAATCACGAATTGCCGCTGACTGAACTATCCGACGAAGAATTCGATGCATACGTCTCAGAAACGTTGGACATGTACGAAGACCTGGTACTCGATCACAGAGCGCTGTGGAGGACCTTCTTATCCCTTTCGAGTACGGAGCGTCTCGCTAACGCGCCGCTGATGACAAAGGTCGATGATGTAATGCGCGAGAGAGCAGATGAGCTGCGTGAACTCTTTGAGTACGTGAACTGAGCGCGAAGGTTTAACCAGTCTTTAAGGTTGTGTATGCTGTACGGCAATGCCAGATTCGCGCATTGAAGTCAGGCTCTCGAGCACTCGCCTGAAGGCTGAATATCGCAGGTCGTGCCAGCTCTTAGGCATAAGCATGGCCAGGCATGTTCAGCAGGCGGTACAAGCCACAATCCGCAGAGCAAAGAACCAGTATCCACAGGCATTCACAATGCTTAGCGATGATCAGCTGCTCATCCTCGAAGCCATCGAAGAACATCACTCGACTGTGCTCGATATGCAGATGTATGCGCGAATGCAAAAGGTCCGCGTGATTGAACTGCTCGAGGGGCTCATTGCAGCCGGCCACGTGCGCGAGACAAACGGGCCCGAAGGCCGCGCATACTCGAGCATCCGAAAATAAACTCCCGCGAAATTCCCCGTCCCAAAATAGACGACGATCGTGTGCTAGTATCCCGCAGATATTGGAACTCGAGTTGTTTTTCGAAAAACGTAATCCCGCCGAAGTAAGGAAGGAAAATGGAATACGAACACAAAGCTTTCAAGGCAAGTGTGCAGCCGGGTGGTGAAGGTGAGATCACGGCCTTGGTTTCATGTTTTGGAAACACCGACCATGCCAACGAAAGGGTAATACCTGGCGCGTTCAAGGCATCACTTCAGAAAAAGCTTCCCCGAATGTGCTGGGCTCACGACTGGAGCAAACCAATCGGCAAGACACTCGAGGCGTATGAGACAGCCGAGGGCCTGGTGGTCAAGGCCAAGCTCAATCTCGAGACGCA